GGAAACCGAATGATCCCAATACCTGAGCACCTACTCGCCGACGTCCTCGAGCAGCAACCGAAATGGTCCCAGTGCCGCAATGTGAAAGACAACGTCGGGGCCTACTCAAAACGATTCGGCAAAGCGAAGGCCAAAGTCATCAACTGTCGACAGACTGTGTTCCATTCCCTCCGGGTGAGTTTTATCACAGAGGCCCAGAGAGCTGGATACACTGAGCAGCAGGTTGCGTGGCTGGTTGGCCATGAAGCCGGGAAGGGCGACGCGATGACAGGGAAGCTGTATTTTAAAGGGTACAGGCTGCAGCTCATGAAGGAGATCATCGAGGCCGCTGCCGCTTTTAAGTACACATAAATGTCGACAAAGTACATTTTAATGTACATATAAATGTGCACATGTCCAACACATGTACATTTTCATGTACATATAAACTCTGACCCTGAGATCAAATGCCCTCGGGGTTTTTTTTGTCTTGCTTAAACTACTCTATTAAAAAGCGCAACCCGCAAACCGTAAAAATACATAGATTTTTATAAGTATATTTACTTATCCCGCCTTGACAAAAATTTATTTTTTTGAAACCCCAAATCAGTCTGGATCTTGCCTAGACCGATGTTCAGTAACTTGCTAAGTTCGGCGCAAATTTCGAACCACAAAGCAACCACGAGGAGCTCCACCATGAACCAGAAAGCAATCAGCAATGAAATGATAGAAAAGCAAATTCGCTGGGAAAACCATCAAGTCGAGGAGGGCGTCGCCAAGTATCAAAAAGCTATGGAAGAAAAAGCACTCAACGGCACGACAGGTGGTCAGCGTTTAATCAGCAACGCATTACCTCGGACCATCGCTGCAATCAATGAGGCCTATCTCGAGGTTGATAATTTAATGTTTAACAACACTCACGGCGGTGGTGTTGACAATTGGGTCTACATGATCGGGCTGGTGTCTGCTGAGCAGACCGCAGTGATCGCGCTGAATAAGGCCTTTGCTTTTTGCTCCGAGGGTTCCTCGGATACCGTCTCAGGATTATCACGCAAACAGACCTCGATGCTGACCCGCAAGGCCGGGCTCAATCGATTGGCCAAAAGCATCGGGGAAGCTCTGCGCCAGCAGCTAAAATTTGAAAACTGGAAAGCAAAGTCAAAAGCGGACTCCATTGGCGTGCTCAACGATAAAGGTGAGCAAGTCAAAAAGTCATATGCTGAGCTGTTGATTGCCCGAGCAAAGGGTCAGATTAACAACCGCAAGCTCACCCGCTGGGAGAAGAAGTTCGACAACTACTCCAACATCGACTGGGGGACAGACGTCGTGAAAATTGGGTTCAAGATAATCAAGATCCTCGTCGCAGCTAACCCGGGCCTATTTAACTATGAAACTAAAAGAGAGCTCGGGAAGACTCAGAGATTTTTCTATTTGACCGAGGAGGCATGGTTGGAATATCAGAGCTGCGAAGATTTTGCAGAGCTGCAGAGTCCCTATATGCTGCCCACATTGATCGCTCCGGTCCCGTTTGCATACGTCGACGGAAAGGTCCGGGGAGGCTATCATCATATTGAGTCGCCGCTATTCAGCAACCATCAAATGCAACACACCTCAGCGGACAAAACAGCAGCCTCGGAACGCTTCCTCAGCGCCGTAAATAATGTGCAGGCGACGATGTGGAAAATCAACCCGTTTATCTTGATGGTCGTTGACATGCTCTATGGGACCGGAGCAGAGATTGGCGGCGTTACGCAGGCCTGTCATCAAATCACCCCGGCGCTCAACTCTGACGCCTACGCCGCGCTAAATAAACAAGAGCGCAGCGCCTACCATGCAAAACGCAAAGACGCCATCGAGAAGATCGCCAGCGCCCGGGGAAAGCACGGAGCATTCCGTCGAAAGATAGAGATCGCTCACAAAATGGCGCAGCATCCAGAGTTCGCGTTTCCACATTTTGCAGATTTTCGCGGTCGCTTGTATCCGTACCCCAAGGAGCTCACGCCCCAAGGTGATCAGGTTGCGAAGGCTCTGCTCATGTTTGCCAAAGGCAAAGAGCTCGGGACATCTGGCCTCAAGTGGCTCAAGATTCACGCAGCCAATTGTTATGGCAAGGACAAGGAGAGCCTGATCAATCGAGAGCTGTGGGCAACCTTTAACCTCGACCTGATGATCCGGGTGGCCTCGGACCCGCTAACAAATGAAGAGTGGACCGACGCTGCCGAGCCCCTGCTATTTCTTGCCGCTGCAAAAGAGCTCGCCAGAGCTCATGAGTCTGGTGACCCGACGTCGTTCATTTCACACATCCCGGTGGCCATCGATGGCACGACCAACGGGATGCAGATTTTGAGTATGTTGGGCAAAGATCAGGTCGGAGCTGAGGCTACTAATTGCACGGCCAAGGACGAGCGTTTCGACCTATATGCGACGGTTGCTGCGTCGGTCCTGTCAATCCTATCCCGCGAGGCTGGAGGGTCTGAGATTGCCTCAGAGTGGCTTAAAAGGCTTCAGGATAACCCGGGCAAAAGTCGTGGACTGGTCAAACGGGCTGTGATGTGTGTGCCTTACGGTGTGACCCCTCGAGGAATCGCTGAGCAGCTGGTCGGCGACAAGCACTGCAACGATTTTGAGTGCGCGAGCCGGGCTGATGCGAGTGTTTACATGACCGACTGCATCCTCGAGGCAATGACATCAGTAAACGGCAAAGCCGTCGAAATAATGGGCTACTTCCAAAAGGTGAGCGGTATCATTGCCAAGGCTGAGCTGCCACTACAATGGACCACGCCGATGGGGCTGCGAGTCACTCAGGCCTATAACAAGACGTCGAAGCGCGAAATTAAAACCGTGCTCGGTGACGTGATCATGCACATGGAGGACACAAAACTGGGGCTCGATGCAAGGCGTCAGGCTCAATCAAGTGCGCCAAACATAATCCACAGCTTCGACGGTGCGCTGCTGCAGCTGACTGTCGAGAAGATGGCCGACCAAGGGCACACAGATTTCGCAATGATTCACGACTCCTATGGTATGCACGCCAGTGCCATCGAGGACCTCAATGACGCCCTGAGACTTTCGGCTCTGGAGATCTTTGAGGAGGACCAGATCCAAGCGTTCCACGAGCAAATGGTCGAACTAAGCGGACTTGATCTGCCAGAGCCACCATCGCGTGGTGAGTATCGGATTGAGGAGATTCTTGACGCCCCGTATTTTTTTAGCTGAAGAGTTCAGTAACTTTGCATTATAAAGTTGTTGACAGGTCTCTGGGTGTGTGTTTTTATACTCGCACATTCAGTGACTTACTAACTATCAAAAAGGCCTACACAATGTTGAACATTTACCAAATCGTAATCCTCGAAAACGAAATCGATCCACGCAACGCATGGGACTCTCCCAAATTTGTCGCGCAGCAGGAGACCTCGGTATTCGGCGTCGATCATTTTGAAGACAAGCACGAGCAGTTCTACAACAAGGTTTGCGAGACCACTTTCACCGAACTTGAACAGGCCTTTCACGGGATGAACATGTGGACAGATGAGAGCGAGGCAAAAATCACTCGACTGCGTCCGCTGCACTCACTATCTGTCGGCGACATCGTCCACAACACCGTGACCGGAAAGGCTCACATGTGTGGTCGTGCTGGTTGGGCAGAGCTGTCTGCTGGGCAAACTGCACGCATTACAGGAGCAGCAGCATGAGGTTCACAATCTATGAACAAGCCAACAGAAGACCAGCTCGGAGCCTTAAAACTGCAGGAGCCTACAAAATCGAAGAGCAGGAATCACGCAAAGCCTATTGCAAGTGCTCAAAGCAAATCGGCGACTGGACCACTGGTTGTCGGTCATGCGGTAGGCGCATCAGAGCATAAGGATCAGCAATGAATAATCCAACCAAAACTCCCGGGGCTTCCCGGGTCATTCTCGGCCTGCTAATTGCGGGCCTTTATTTCTGGGCCAGTAATCAAGCCTTTAACGACTGCATCAATTTAGGAGTGTGCTAATGCACGGACAAAACCACGGCGGGAAGGGTTCCGCACAACGCACTGTCGATCGCATTGCGTTCGCTAACAACTGGGACGCAATATTCGGCAGGAAGGGAGACCCGAAACCCGAGGGCCATTGTCCCCGATGTGACGTTTCTCGCTTCGACGGCGAGTTCTACAGCGTAGAACATCAGGACTCATATGACATCGGCGATCAGACAGTGTGGGAGAAGTCCTACATCAACCACTGCAACGAATGTGATGAGGAGCTCGACCCTAATGACTAAGATGACCGAGGCGCTGCTGCAGCTCGCCAGAGAGCTCAGGGACGTCGATGCGCAGCTGGACCTGCTGACCATCCGCAGCATCGAAGGGCAGGGCAGGGACATTGCAGCTCAGTCTGCTCACCGGGATCTGGTCCGGGACCGTATGTTCCGACAGGCTGGTGAGTCGGGCGTCAATCTGCTACCTGTACGGGCTTTTTTTTATTCCTAAATGCAGTGACTTTATAATGCAAAGTTGTTGACAGGTCCCTCAATATCATTATAATAGAGGCCATACTACAGTGACTTACTAACCCCGGAGAGACAAAATGAGCAACTACCCAAAGCACCTTCAGCCAAAGAACATGATCAAAGCATTCAACAAGAATATCGGCCAGCAGGAATTGATGGAACGCGCAGCAGCGATGCAAGACAAGACAATCACCGCGCAAAAGATCGCAACTTTAAACACCCGCTGGGCTAAATAACAAACGGCCCTCCGGGGCCATCAGGAGACCCTCATGGAACTAATAGTAAAAGGCCTCACCATCTCAAAGTCAGAAGACATAGAGCGTGTTTTTATCTCAGCCGGTCAAAACGAGGACGGGGACTCTATTACAACCTGCGGCCATAGAATCGGCTGGGACTGGGACTCTAATCTAGGCACGGTCGTCTGGTCCCCTTCAGGCCGCCGAGTTATGCACTCAATATCAATCAAATAAATTAGGAGACAACCATGACACACTCAGAAGCACGAGCAAAAAAACTGACCAAAGAACACGCCGCGATCCGACGACAGGCTGCAGAGAACCGCAAGGGGATCGAGCGCCTGCAGTACGACAAAAAGGTCCGGGCATGGCTGCAGGAAAACCCGCAGGTCGGAACTTTGAACAGCGGAAAATTTTATGTCCTGACAAACAATTTTCACAGCACCGGGGAGATCCAAGAAATCCCGGTATTTTCTGCGCTCTAAATATACAGTAACTTTGCATTATAGAGTTGTTGACAGGTCCTGAGATTTGCCTATAATAGAGGCCATACTACAGTGACTTACTAACACCGGAGAGACATTATGAAAACCAATTTTTTATCAGAGTTTGAAATCCAGCAAATGGCAGAGGCTGCGCTGACGTCTTACGAATTCAGCTGCTGCTGGAAGCGTGCCTTTCAGGAAGCTGCTGAGTTTGCAGCCGACGAGCTGGGTGTCAATGCCACTCGCGCACAAGCAGCAACCGCAGTGCGCATCGCGCAGACCGGGTGGGAAGGCATCCGCAACTGTGTCCAAGCTGTTCAATACCGCAACGCATAAAACCAACAGGCCCTCCGGGGCCATCAGGAGACAACCATGCTACAGATCAACGACGAATTAAATGTATACCGCAACCAGCTGGACCGTGAGGCCATCGTGCTCGCTGTCTGGAAACACAAGGCCCTCATCGAGTACACCATGCCAAACGGCACCAGCGCCCTCAACATCATCCACAGCAACGACGTCCACGGACGTGGCGACTACAGATCAGTCAGCTACTACGGGCTGACGCTGCGCTGGTTGAAGATTTTGGTCGACCAGTCTGCATCGTGGGAAGGGCGTCCACAAAAAGGAAATCCGTGCCCAACGCCGTTGGATGCTTTAAGCATCAAAGTGGGTGCAGCATGAGCCTGCACGAGATCCGCATGGAAATGGTCCGAGCGTTCTCAGATCAGGAGCTCAATGCGATGCTGGCTGACCTGATGCCTGACACTCCAATGCACGCTGCGTGCCTCACAGAGGCCCTCCGTCGCTGTAAATAATCACCCCTAGCAATCCCCCCTTTGGCCCCTCGTGGGCCTTTTTTTTGCCTCCCTGAAACCCAGCCAGAATGCGGCCTGCAGCAATCGGTCACAAAACCCCGCCCTATAGAGGACCCCCCAGTCTCTAAGTCACTAAGACACACACAGTGTGTCAAGGAGTAATCATGAATAAACCAAGCAGCCCCCGAATGATAGACATGACAAATGCAGAGATCGACAGGAAGGCGAAGATCACCACGGTTGATGAATATGTGAGCTCATTGTCGAGACCCAGAGCTGGACCCTATTGGGTCAGACCCGATGGGACCATCGAGATGGAGAAGCAATGAAGAAGTCGACGACGTCAGACCTGAGCTGGATACCTCCAGCCTTTGTGCTGCCGATGCTACTGAAGGCCGTGTTCTGTTAGTCCCCTCCATCGACTACTACCACTTAACCAACCAAAGGAGACAACCATCGTCACTATCAACGAAAAGGACTACGAGCTCGAGGACCTAGATCCTCAAGTCCAGTTCCTTATAGCCAGAGCCGATGACCTGACTGCTGAATTCAGGGTGTGCGAAATGAGACTCAAAGAGATCAGCGCACTGCTCGACATCTATCAAAACACAGTCACCGAGCTCGTCGAAAAAGGTCCCTCCGAGGACTAACCAAACCGCAACACCCCCCTAAACCGCAACACCCCCAAAAACAAAACCAACCACTCAGACACCATTGAGGAGATTCTCCATGTCTACCAAAAAATCCCTGTACGTCAATTTCGCCACCACTGTCGGGACCGCTCACTTCGCATGGCTCAACAAGCCAGACACCGGGTCGGAATACTCCGACGGCAAATACAAGGTGACCGTCGCCTTCCAAAAAGACGACCCAATTGTCGGCCAGCTAAAGGCAACAATTAAAGACGCCGCTCAGCGTGAATTCGGCGACAAGATCCCCCCAGGATTTCACAACCCGTTGAAAGACGGCGACGAATCCGGGAAAGAGCAATATCTCGGAATGGTCTACATGACCATGAAGTCAGTCCGGCAGCCGAGCATGGTTGACGCTAAGAACAACCCGCTCCCTGAGAGCATTATTATTATGTCCGGTGACACCATCCGGGTGGCAGGAGCTGCCAAGGCCTACAACGGAGCCCAGAAGGGCGTCAGTTTTTACCTCGACATGGTCAAGCTGATCTCAAAGAACAACGCAGGCGGTAATGGTCCCGGAAACGCTGCCTCAGTGTTCGGCGACGACGACGGCTTTACCCCTGACGCTGACGCCGAGGTCCTTGAGGCTGAGGTTTCCACAGGCAGCCCGATCGACATCGACGACCTTTAGGTCCGCAATGTCTCAGGCTGTCAAAAAGTCAGTCGCCAGTATTTTAAAAGCAATGCGAAGACAGTCGGACGATGTCCGCTATTTCGCAATTCCGGTTGAGCCCCGGCCAGCATCAAGGCCGAGGGTCACCAAATGGGGGACCTATTTCGGGAAACCCTACACCGAATTTCGCCAACTGGCGCAACCCTACGCAAACGCCTACAACGCGAGGCCACCCATCACGGGACCTGTCGCCATCCTGATCGAAACCGTCTGCACAAAACCCAAAAGCGGGAAGCTAAAACACCCCCGGGGAGATGTGGACAACTACGTCAAGGCCGTCATGGACGTCATGACCAAGTCGGGAACATTTTGGAATGACGACGTGCAGGTGGTCAGTCTCCACGCATTCAAACGCTATTGCGACCCTTTAACCAGTGAGGCCCCCGGGTCCCACGTCTACCTCCACGAGGTCCACGAAAAAAATTGAACAATCAAGACCATCGAGCTCCCAGACATATCCGAGTGACCGCCTACATGTTGGCGATTGCTGCATTTATCACTGTGAGCTCATCTTTCACCAAACTGATGTAAACCATTAAGGATCCACTTATGACACCACAAGACGCAAGCCTCGCAAACCATCTCGAAACGGTGGGAACAATAACGGCAGTTGAAGCAGCCACGCTGTACAAGATCCGCTCGATCACCAGCAATATTTTCAGGCTCAGGAAACTGGGCATGGTTATCACGACCGATTTTAAACGAGACCTAACTGGGCAGAAATATGCCCGCTACATCTACGCGGGAGAGACCTGATGGGGAAATTTAACAATGCGCTCCGGAAGTTCCTCGGAGCCCTAATCATGGGTGCGGGTGTCTGCGTCTTAATGCTCGGCGCAGGGATTATGTACGTCGGCGCATGGTTCGCAAATGTTCCGTTTTCTATTGGGTCCAGTGACGACTTGTCGACAGACGACCTCAAAGAAATGTATCGCGACGCAGTCGAGCGCGAGCAGGGAAAAAAGTGATTGAGATACAGTCGCTTTATTGTCAGAGCTGTGAGATCGAGGATCTGACAAATGACTATATCGATTTTCTGCAGCACCTAAAGGCTCAGAACAATTCCGAGGTCCCGCCATTGAATGAGTTCGCCATTTGGCGCAATCAAGAGTTTGAAGCCCGCGACGAGTTCACGAACCCCATCCCCGCAATTCACTAGCTAAAACCGAGAACCCTCTCAGGGCTCCCAGCCCTTGGAGGGCTTTCGCATGTCTGACGAAAAACCGATCAGCTACGTCTACTGCACCACCAACCGCATCACTAACAAATTTTATGTCGGCAGCCATTGTGGCAAGGACCCCAATTATCTTGGCTCTGGCGCTGCCCTCAAAAAGGCAATCGAAAAATATGGTCGCCACAACTTCTATAAGGAAATCCTCCACTACTGCAGCGACCACCAGCACGAAGAGGAGCGGCTCCTGATCGCCCTCGATGCTGCCAGTAATCCCCAAATGTACAACCTCACAAACAGCGGCATCGGTGGCTCCGTGGGGCGCATCTACTCAGAGAAAACCCGCCGACGGTTGAGCGAAAAGCACAGCGGCAAGAACAACCCCAACTACGGGCGCAAGAGATCCGCAGCCTGCAGAAAAAAGACCTCAGACGCGCAGCACCGGCGCTGGGCCAAATACCGAAACCAAAAAGCAAACCGCCAAAACTAGGAGGCACCAATGGAGACACAAACCGAATCAATATTTATCGAACACACCAGCTGCAGCGCGTGTGGGTCATCGGACGCGAATGCCGTCTACTCGGACCACTCGTTCTGCTTTGCGTGTGAGACGCATGTGAATATTGAGGACCCTCCGAGTGTATCGCATATAGATATACGACCGACCGCAGCACAGATTACCAACTTTATAAAAGGCGACTATCAGGCCCTAAGAAAGCGGGGCATCTCCGAGCAGACCTGCCGGTCCCTCGGGTATTCCGTCGGGGAGTATCAGGGCAAGCCATGCCACATCGCCCCGATTACTGACAGCAAGGGCCGACTGGTTGCCCAAAAGCTCAGGCTGCCGGGTAAGGACTTTAGGGTCCTCGGCGACCTCAAAGCTGGCGGTCTGGTATTCCAGAACAAATGCAAAACATCAGGCAAGCGGCTAGTCATCACCGAGGGTGAGATCGATGCTCTCAGTTATGCAACGGTCGCTCCGGACTGGCCTGTCGTCAGTCTGCCAAATGGCTGCGCTGGTGGCGTCAAGGCCGTCAAGAAGTCCCTCGAGTTCTGTGAGGGATTCGACGAGGTTGTCCTGCTGCTGGATTCTGATGAGCCCGGGCGTGCTGCAGCCTTGGAAATCGCTGCGCTGCTGTCGCCCGGCAAATGCAAGATCGCCGAGCTGCCACTCAAGGACGCCAATGAGATGCTGGTGGCCGGAAGGGTCTCGGACCTGAAGCACGCAGTCTACAACGCCAAGCTGTTCAGCCCCGAGGGCATTGTCCAAGGGCATGAGCTCACGGTCGCGGATCTGCAGGCTGTCACCCCCAAAGGGTGCTCGATTCCATTCCCTCAGCTGCAGTCGATGATCCGAGGACTGCGCAAGCGGGAGCTGGTGATGGTCTGCGCCGGGTCCGGTATCGGAAAGTCTACATTCACCCGGGAGCTGGGCTACCACCTCGCAGTCGAGCACGGCCAGAAGGTTGGCTATGTGATGCTCGAGGAGAGTGTCGCCAAGACAGCGCAGGCAATGATCGCCATCGACAACAACGTGCCCCTCGGTGACCTCATGGAGGACCCCACGATCCTGACTCAGGACCAGTGGGACACATCGTTTGAAAAGGTCGTCGCGCCCTCGGCTTTTTATGACAGTTTCGGATCATCCGAGATCGACAAACTACTTTCGAAAATTCGCTATCTGGCTGTCGGGCTGGGCTGTGATTTCGTGGTGCTCGATCACGTCAGCATGGTTGTCAGTGGTGGCACAGACGACGAGAGGAAGTCGCTGGACATGCTGATGACGAAACTGCGGTCCCTATGTGAAAACACCGGGATCGGCGTGATCGCCGTGTCGCATATCAAACGAGGCTCCGGGGACAAGTCCTACAACGAAGGCGCACAGATCTCACTGACTAGCCTGAGAGGCTCCGCAGCCCTCGAGCAGCTCAGTGATGTCTGCATCGCTCTCGAGCGTGATCAGCAATCTGAGACGGAGGGCGACATCGCCCAGATCCGGCTATTGAAGAACCGCCCATTCGGGCAAGTGGGACCAGCAGGCCACCTGATGTACGACGTCGCGTTTGGCCGCCAGAAACACTACGACAAACAAGACGCACCACCCCAATCAGTCGACGGGTTCGACCCCTTCGACGACGTCCCCTTTTAAAACAAAACCAATGAGGAAATGCAGCACATGACAAAAATGTCCGAATATCAAAAATATATAGCCCTGAGCCGATACGCCCGATGGATACCTGAAGAGAATCGCAGGGAGTCGTGGGATGAGACCGTTGATCGCTACATGGAGAACGTGGTCGCTGGGAAAGTCGACCAAGCAACATTCGACGAGCTGCGCA